TTGTGGGCCTTCGGGCCCACATAAAAATTTAAGGAGAAAAACTTATGGCATCAAAAGGTGATATACAAGCTACAAGATCAACTGCAGCAGCAGGTGCTACTGCAATTGTTGCACAACCAATAAGACTAAGAGGTATTATAATTGCTTCTGATGGTGTTGGTGCAGGTGTTTTAGAACTTACAACTACTTCAAATTCAGGAACTACATTATTTATTGGTGATGTTCCAAACGGAGATGTAATTAATTTATCTTTTCCAGAAGATGGAATTTTATTTCCAAAAGGAATTTATTGTAAAACTAAAACAAACATTGCAGCTTATACATTATTAACAGATAAATATTCTGGTCCTAGTTTATCAGCTTAGGAGGATAAATGGCTAATACTACCTCTGGAACAACTACGTTCGACAAAACTTTTTCTATTGATGAAATAATAGAAGAAGCTTACGAACGACTTGGAGTACAAGGAGTTTCTGGTAATCAATTAAGACTAGCTAGACGATCTTTAAATATTATGCTTCAGGAATGGGGCAATAGAGGTATTCATTATTGGGAAATAGCAGATACAAATATCGATCTTGTTCAAGGACAAGCTGAATATGATTTTTTTAGAGCAAGTAGTGATGGTACAAGTGCAACTACAGTTCCTACAAACGGTATCTATGGAATATCTGATGTTCTTGAAGCACAATTAAGACAAAACTATAATACAACTACACAATCAGATTCACCAATGGTTAAAGTAGCTAGATCTGATTACGCTAATTTTTCAAATAAATTATCACAAGGAACACCTAATCAATATTGGGTTGAAAGATTTATTGATAAGGTAAGAATACATATTTATCCAACTCCTGATTCGACAAATGCAGGAAATTATATGCACATGTATTATATAAATAGAATACAAGATGTTGGAGCTTACACTAATGCAACAGATTTACCATTTAGATTTGTTCCATGCATGGTTTCTGGATTAGCATATTATTTATCAATGAAGTATGCACCACAACTTACACAACAACTAAAACTTATTTATGAAGATGAATTTCAAAGAGCCTTACAAGAAGATGGTTCTGATTCTAGTACTTTCATAACACCTAAAGTTTATTACCCAGGAACATAATGGCAAAATTCGCATCAGGTAAATACGCAAGAGCAATTTCTGATAGATCAGGAATGGAATTTCCATATCAAGAAATGGTTAAAGAATGGAATGGTTCCTTGGTCCATGTTTCTGAGTTCGAGCCTAAGCAACCACAATTAGAACCTAAACCACATGGAGCAGATGGAATAGCTTTACCACAAGTAAGAATAGCGAGAACAGAACCAAGCACCACGGTCATGTTACCAGAAAATCCATTTACAACTTATCAAGCTGGCTCATCAATTATAAATGTTTATGCTCCCGGTCATGGTTTAACTGATTCAACAGTTTATGTATTTAGAGGACCTTCAACAATTTCAGGAGACTACGCAGATCCTAATGACTTTGATGGAATTACAGGAGCAAATATTGCAAGCGCTTCTGGATATACAATTAGAACAGGACAATATATAAGCGGTGCAAGAGATGCATCAACTGATTATTTAGCAACAAATTTTTTCTATTTTACAGTTGATACAGATACTGCTACAAGTGGTAATATAAAAGGAGGAGGTTATGGGTGTTCAGTAGGACCTGTAACAATACAAGCATGATAACACATTTTTTAAATTGGATTAGAAATATATTTAATCCTGAAAAACAAGATCCTCATTTAGTTTTGTATGAGGAAGTAAAACCAAAACATTGTATTGAGCATACAAGATATAAAAAATCTTGCAAAGCTTGTCAGGAGATTACTAGTTAATGGCATATACTTTAGCAAACTTACAAGATGATATTAGAAACTATACAGAAGTAGATAGCTCTGTATTAAGTGATTCTGTTTTAAATACTATCATTAAGAATGCTGAAAATACAATATATAGAGAAGCAGATTCTGATGATAACAGATTTTATGCTACATCAAACTTAGCGGCTGGAAATCGATATGTGACTATTCCATCAGATTTAAGATTTATAAGATATGTACAATTAACTGATGCTTCAGGAAAACAAGTTTTTTTAGAAAAAAAAGATACTTCTTATATGGCAGCTTATTATGATACACCGGGCACACAATCTGGTTTTCCAAAATATTATGCTAATCGGG